ATGCCCCCTCAGGGTCCCGCGCAGATGGGTCCGGCACCGCGCAAGTCGGGTGGTCGTCTTACTAAGGTTGCTCACTCATACAAGGACATGGAAGCCGGTGCTGGTGGTGGCGAAGGTCGCCTTCAGAAAACCGACATTGCCAAGTCCCGCATGGGTCGTAAAGTTGGTGGCCGCGCGTACCATTCCTATATGGACATGGATGCCGGTGCTGGCTCTGGGAGGGGACGCCTTGAAAAGGCGGAGATTCAGCGTACCAAATAGGCACGTTGAAGCCCTGTCCTCCCCATAGGCTTTGACTGCAGAACAGGGTGCCTACCTCTCTTGGCACCCTGTTTTCCTTCTACAGAGAGAGCACGGAGGGTGAATGCAAACATTCAACAGCTTGCTGGAGCAAGAGCTTAAAAAGCTAATATTCGAGGAGATTGAAGGTCTCCGAGATAATCTAGAAGTCAATTCGTACGATGAAGTTGGGCAGTTCAAGTACGCAATGGGCAAAATAGCGGGTCTAAAGCTCGCTGTAGAATTGGTCGGCCAAGCGACTAGCAAAGCTGATCAATCGAACCGTTAAAAGAGAGGACTGAAAATGCCATCTATGACCATGGAGCATGATGTTGACCCGAAGCTAAAACTGCTTAGCGAAATGGGCGACATATCGAACATCGAGATTTTTAATAACCAAATTCTCGTGGCGGTGTACCTCCGCCCCCAGAAGACCAAGAGCGGCATCTACCTGACGGACAAAACGACCGACGAGGATCGTTACCAGTCCAAGGTGGGCCTAGTGGTCAAAAAAGGTTCTACAGCCTTCATCGACGAAACCGGCGACTGGTTTAAGGGCGTCGAAATTAATGAACACGATTGGGTAGTGTTTCGCCCATCCGACGGATGGAACATCACTGTCAACCACGTGCTTTGCCGCATTCTGGATGATATTACCGTTCGTGGCCGTATTCAGCATCCAGACAGTGTGTGGTGAGGTGAAACATGACTAACGAAAACGACGAAAAAGATATCGAACTTGACGTCAAAGAGGCGGTCGTCGAAATTGGTGGCGACGACATCAAGGTTGAGATCGTAGACGAACCCACCAAGGGTGGTCCATCGATCAAGCAGGGTATTGAAGAGCTTAAGGCGCAGCTGGAAGAAGAGCGGAGTGCTCGTGTTCAGGCTGAGAAAAGCTTTAAGAGCGAGAGGGAAAAGGCCCAGAAAGCCGAAGCTGAAATTAGTCAAGCCCGTGGAGAAGTCCACGACACTAATATTCAGCTCCTGAACAGCGCGATTAACGACATCAAGCGTGAGCAGCTGTCGTACAAGAACGCCATCCGGACGGCATTCGAAAACGGCGATTTCGACAAGGCCACGGATTACCAAGAAGCTATGGCGACGAACGTTGCCAAGCTTATGAAGATCGAAGAGGGAAAGATCGCATACGAAGGCCAGATGAAGGAGCGACCTGCTCAGTCTAGCAATTCGGTCGAGAACTTTGCCTCCCGCCTTTCCCCACGCTCCGCCGACTGGGTTCGCAATAACCCCGAGTACGTTACGGACCCTCGTCTTAATCGGAAAATGCTGGCCGCTCACCAAATGGCTGTTGCCGACGGTATGGAAGCCGACACCGACGAGTACTTCGGGTACGTAGAAAGCATGCTTAGCGTTAAGAACAAGCGCGACAGGGACCCTCATTTGCATGCGGACGATGCAGAGGCAATGTCTTCCGCGTCCGCTGCAACTCAGCGTCGACAGGCTCCCCCTGCCGCTCCTGTATCCCGTCAGGCACCGTCTAACACGACCACTCGCCCCAACGTTGTTCGTCTGAACTCTGCGGAGCGCGAAATGGCCCAGATGATGGGTATGACGGATCAGGAATACGCTAAGAACAAGGTTCTTCTCATCAAAGAGGGCAAGTTGCCCAACTAAAGGAATTCAACCATGGCTACAGTCAAGAACACCGACCAACGCCCCGAAGTTCGTGGCGCAATGTCGAACGAAGAAGATCCCCGTACCCGCGCTGCCCGTCGCACGGCTGAAATCCGTGACCACCTTGGTAGCATGGACGATGGCACTAACGAGTTCCCCATGCTGGCCGCTCCCGACGGCTGGACATACGAGTGGAAGCGCAAGTCAGTGATGGGACAAGAGGACCCCGCCCATATGACGGACCTTCTCCGCAAGGGGTGGGAACCCGTCCCGGCGTCTCGTCATCCGGAAATGATGCCCACCGATAGCACGAACGTTGCCGTCGAGCGCAAGGGTATGGTCCTCATGGAACGCCCGACCGAGTTGGTAGAAGAAGCGCGTCTCATTGAACGCCGCCGCGCGCTTGGTCAGGTTCGCGCCAAGGAGTCCCAGCTCGCCGGTACCCCGGACGGCACACTGTCACGCGACGACCCGCGTATCAGCCCTAGGATCAAGAAGGGCTACGAACCCATGTCAATCCCGGATTGATTGGTAAAAATGTCAAGGGAAGTGGAAACATTTCCCTTGACACGCATTTCGGATTCTGTTAGTATCTAATCAATCTCCCCCGTTGCGGAGGTTAGCCACTTAATCCGGTTCTTAGTCGCCCCGCTTGCGCGATGATAGGACCTCCTGAAGAAGGAGATTCCGTCATGGCGAATACTTTCGCTCCAAACGGTTTTCAGCAGTACAGTGGGACTGGCTCCGTTCCGACCTATGAACAGGTCGTTTCGTCCATTTCCGCCAGCAACACTACGAATATCTTTTTTGGCGACCCCGTCATTCAGGCGGCTGGCACGACCGGCGTCGGCACCGGCTACATCACGCAGGGCTACGGCCCCGTCGTGCTGACTGTTGGCGCGACAGCGATCACCACGTCCGCTGCTGGCGTCCTCACGGTCACTTTCTCGGCCCCGGCTGCCACGTCCGGCAACCTGCCGACTTCGCCGAACACTTGGTCCCCTCCGATTGGTTCGACCCTGATCATTCAGGCAGCGACCATGACCTCGGGTAACCTGAACGGCGCGTTTACGGTCACCTCGTCCACGACAACGACTGCGGTTGTTGCCAACTCCGGTGCGACCATCTCCGCCACCTCGACGGCGTCGGGTACTGTCACGGTCATCGTTCCCGTCGCTGGCGTGTTCCAGGGTTGCAAGTACACCTCGACCTCGCAGAAGCGCACCGTTTGGTCCAACTACTGGACCGGTTCGGACGCTACCGGCGACGTCACGGCGTACATCACATCTGACCCGAACGCCCAGTTCATCGTTCAGACCGCTAACTCGAATACGACCGCCTCGGCAGTCGGCCTCGCGTCCGTCGGCCAGAACATTTCGTTCGCGTATCTCGATAGCGCCACCGCTGGAACTGAGACCAATGGTAACACTAATACCGGTCTCTCTACCATGTTCGCTGACCAGTATTCGCTAATCGCCAACTCCTCAGCTGGCGCGACGACGAATGCTTTCCTCCCCTTCCGCATCGTTTCTCTGGCGAACTACACCCCGGGCGCTACCAGCCCGCTCGCTTCGATTAACGGTAATGACAGCACCGCAGCTTATAACCGCATCGTCGTTGGGTTTAATAACTCAATGCCGCGCGGCTTCGCTGGCATCTAAGGAGTAAGGACCAATGGCTGTTAACCTTTCTGCCATCAAAGACCTTCTCCTCCCCGGCCTAAGGGGCATTGAAGGCAAGTACGAGATGATTCCGTCTCAGTACGACAAGATCTTCACGAAGCACGAATCGAAGATGGCGCTTGAGCGCACAGCTGAGATGCGCTTCTTGGGTCTTGCCCAGCTCAAGCAGGAGGGTGGTCAGACTTCGTTTGACAACGCTTCCGGCGAGCGCTTCGTCTACAACCAAGAGCACACCGAAATCGGTCTTGGTTATGCGATCACCCGCAAGGCGATCGACGACAACCTCTACAAGACCCAGTTCGCTCCGTCGAACCTTGGCCTTATTGAGTCCTTCCAGCAGACGAAGGAAATTTACGCGGCGAGCATTCTCAACACCGCCACGACTTACAATTCGGCAATTGGTGGTGACGGCAAGGCACTTGTGTCCGCCACTCACCCCATTGATGGAAGCACGATCTCGAACTACAGCACAGTTGAACTCAACGAGTCCACCCTGCTGAACGCGATGATCGCCATCCGCACGAACTTTAAGGATCAGGCGGGCCTCAAGGTCTTCGCCCGTGGCCGTAAGTTGATCATCCCGGCTGCGTTGGAACCCGTTGCAATCCGTCTGACGAAGACGGAACTGCGTCCGGGTACTGCGGACAACGACGTCAATGCGATCATGATGACTGCTGGCGGTCTGCCAGAAGGTTACATGGTCAACGACTTCTTGACCGCAGCCAATGCTTGGTTCCTTCTCACGAACATTGACGGCCTTGCTTACATGCAGCGCATCAAGTTCGAAACGGACATGCAGGTTGACTTCGTCACGGATAACCTCCTTGTCAAGGCTTACGAGCGTTATTCGTTCGGTTACTACAACTGGCGTGCCATTTACGGCTCGCTCCCGTCGTAATAAATGGGGGCGGGGCTTCGGCTCCGCCCTTTTTCTCTAGGTATACCAGCCACATCGACCGACCTAGCGGACACTGTGCAAGACGGTGTGGCAACTCGCACAGGAGGCTCTCATGAGCATCGTTACATTTACTGGCCCTATTAAGGCGGGTGACGTCCTGAACACGACCGGCACCACTGCCGGGACGATCAAGAACGTCGGCTTCGTCGTGATGGCGCAGGCGGTTGCAATTACACAGGCGACGACCGCCACTGCCCTCGGCACAGCCATTGTCATCCCCGCCAACAGCCACATTGTCAACATTCAGGTGCTGGCGACAACTGCTTGGACGGGTGCCGCCACGACGATCAGCATTGGCACTTCCGCGACATCGACCGAGTTGGTGTCGGCTGGCTCGCTTTCGGCCATTGGCCTCGCCGCACTCACGCCCGGCACTGACGCCACCCGCACTGCGAAGTGGTCGAACGTCGGCACGTCTGACGTCATCATTTACGCACTCTCGGCAAACACTGGCTCGGGCGTCGGTGACTTGGTTGTTCGTTACATGCAGGCTGAAAACGCCTAATAGGAGGTTCCAATGAAGGGTAAATCTGCAAAGACCGGTCCCATGCACCACACGGCTTATGCTGGTGGTAACAGCAAGGTCGCCGCTGAGTCCATGGCTGGCACGAACGGCTTTAAAAAGGGCGGCAAGATCGACGGCATGATGTCCAAGGCTCACGCTGGCCGCAAGCCGCGCAAGTCTGGTGGTGGCGTTATGTCGGCGGCTTCTGGTCCCGGTACGCCCCGTGGCAAGTCGTCTAGTTACTAGCACCGTTTAACAACCGTGCGGGGGAGTTCATAACACCCCCGCATTTTTACGGAGCTTAAGATGGCTGGCGCTTGGACACGCAAAGAGGGTAAGAATCCCGACGGCGGGCTTAACGAAAAAGGCCGGGCGTCTCTCAGGGCGCAGGGCCAAGATATCAAGCGTCCCCAACCAGAGGGGGGATCGCGCCAAGACAGCTTTTGTGCTAGAATGACCGGGATGAAGCGAAAGCTAACGGGATCCGCAAAAGCCGCAGACCCCAACAGCCGAATAAACAAAGCACTTCGGAAGTGGGACTGCTGACATGGACAAGCCCTTTTGGGAAAAAGACGCTCCCAAGGACGCCAAGGAGAAGAGCTTAAGCCGCAAGCAGACCCATTCTGCTAAAGCCAAGGCCCGCGCCGCCGGTCGGCCCTACCCGAATTTGATTGACAACGTCGCCGCCGGTCGCGCGAAGGGAAAATAAGATGCAGCCGATTACAATCACTGCCGGACCACTCGCCACCGCATCAGCCAACGCCATTTGCCTGTCGCAGACGCCCGCAGCCGCCGGGGCGATGACCCTGAATGGCGCGCTCGTCGTGGCGGGCGTGGCCGTCATGGACA